CGAGACAAGGAAGTTGAGCGGAAGATCAAGGAGAATTCTAAAACTGTGCCATCTCCCCATACTTCCGATAAACGGCCTATGGCTCAAGCCTACAGAATGTCAGAGGTCGAGAAGAAAAGTATTTATGAAGAAATGATAGGTCACGCTCGTAAGGCTGGCTTCGGTTATTAACCGAGGTGATAAATGACAGTTTCTTTAGCCACGCTGCCGTCGCAAATTCAGCAGCGTTATAATTCTAAGCTTCTGTCAACTCCTGAACGCAATCTAATTCACATGTTAGGCGCTGTTCCAGTGGAGTTGCCAGACAACGAAGGTTTTATCGATAGGCAATCAAGGTACGACAGGCTAAACCTGTTCCCTGTGCCTAATGATGACGCCATGAACAATCCTCCTCCGCAACAATTGAATAGAGTAGACGTAGATTGTAGAGTCCGCGTTTTCTCAACTTATATTGTTATGACGAGACAGGTGACAATAACGAACGAAGACCCAGTCCTCAATAGCGCAGCAGCCCGTTTGGGGCAGGCAATGAGGGAAACTCAGGATGTTTTGGTTCGTGATGAACTAGAAGCAACAGCCTCCGTAGTAAATTGCGTGGGTGGTGTTAACGGCGATTTGCCGACTGAAATGAGTTTGAGTGATACAGATGACATTGTAACGATTCTGCAAAATAATGATGCAGAATACATTACGGATATGATCCCTGGCGAATTGAAGATAGGAACATCGCCGATTGGTGATGCCTATATCATGCTGGCTACAACTAGAATGATACCGGTATTCAACAACATTCAGCAGTTCCTAAGGAAGTTTCAATATCCTAATGTTGAAAAGACCCTACAAACCGAATGGGGCGGCGTAAATAACGTTCGTATGTTCGTTTCTTCACAAGGATCTGTAACGCCTGGTGCTTCGATGCTTGGCAATGATATTGCTAATTGCTTTGTCTGCGCTAAAGAGTCTTACAAAGTGGTTAAAGTGTCAGACCACTATAAATTTTCTCTGATTGACTTGGAAGCCTACGATTATGCAATAGCTGCGTAATTATGGTGACAAGGGCGAAGGTGTTTTGATAATATCGTATGGCAAACCCGTAAATGGAGCCATATGAGAAATTGTAAAAGATGTAAAGAAGAAAAAGATTACAATGAATTCGGAAAACTTAAATGCTCCAAAGATGGCGTCAATCCTAGATGTCGTCAATGCTGTTGTGAAAGCGTTAAGAGATCAAAAAAGTCTGCCGAAGCTATTGCAAACAAGAAGATTTACGTTTCTGAATGGCAAAAACAGAATAGAGAAAAAAGACTTAAGCAAAGCCGTTCTTGGTACGAAAGAAATCTGGGAAAAGCCAGGGAAATGTCTCTCGAAGCAACCAGAAAGTATTATAATACGGAGAATGGACGTAAAAAAAGGAACGAAAGAACTTCAAATTGGGACAAGAAAAATCCAGAAAAAAGAAGAGTACATGATAGAACAATGTATGCGGTTGAAACAGGCAAGATTATTCGACCTAAACAATGTTCTAAATGTGATAAATCATGTACTCCTCATGCCCATCATGAAGATTATTCAAACCCTTATGATGTCATTTGGCTCTGTTCAACGTGTCATTTCTATTTACATCACGAGCATAAACACCACGCTGAGAGAACAAGCGAGAAAACACCGAAAGGTGATGCGATGTTCCGAACCCAAGAGGAAACCTTGGGAGATACTCAGAAATGAAGTATCCGCCATGTTTATACATGGTCATAAAAGTAACAGCAAGTGGCAGGCCGGAGGAAAAGCTAGATTTATCTATCTGCCTCCTGGATATAACAACGACCCATGCATAAAAATCTTTTTAAATGTGCATGTAAAATCTGAACTGATTGACTTAGAAGCCTACGAGCAAGCTGCTTAGGGCGATAAGGCGCAAGGTAATTATGTTGAATAGAATATGTTTACCAGCGTGAGAGACTAAGTGTTCGGACCCCTTTTGGGGATGCGATAGTCCAAACTACAGAGGAAACCTGTAGAGGGGAATTCGAAGCGGTTCCCCCGCCAAGTAATTGGTCAGTAGGCAAGCTGTTGCCGAAAGTAATAGAATGGTTAAGACATACAGCTGGTTGCTCGTTTTATCAAGGGCAGTGCATCACGAATGACTTGTGGCTTGAAAATTTACGCTCAACCGGTATTTAAGGAGGTTGTTTTATGGCATTGCCTTATTCATTTATCGGCGGGGGTACTTATGTTAATCCTGCAACAATTGTGAGTCAATTAATTGCTCTTAGCGACCAGCCGGATTGGTTTTTCGTTAAGGATATTACAAATTGGGGATCTGCTGCTGCCGTTAGTCCGGTTTATTCAGAATGGTATAGTTCCATGGTTGTCGGCTCTTACCTAGGTTTGGCGCAAACAGTCACTACTAATGCCTTATCTTCTATAATCGGAACAACAAACGGGTTCACATTTATTAATCAGGCGTCTCCACCTACCTTTAGCAAAGTGGCGATCACTGCTATCAATGGAACCACATTTGTCGTTTCAACAGCAAATACAGCAGGTCTAAGCGTTGGAGATACCGTAAGGTTAATCAATGTGAGCGGGGCCTTAGAAATTAGCGGTTCCACTCTTTATCAGATAACTGCCATCACGACAAATACGAGCATAACGCTCGGTTATGGAGCTACTGCCGCCACTGCTGGTTTGATTATCGCTAATGGAACGACTGGATTTTATCAGAAAGTTTATCCATCGAAATATTATCCAGGAGCTAGGCCTATTGCATATATCACGCAAGCGAATCCGGCGAAGGTCTATTTCTTCAGGCCGAATGACTTTACACCTGGGGAGATTGTAGATTTCCAAATTCCAGTTCCGTACGGGATGATAAATTTGAGTAATCTTACAAAAGCCTCTCCTGCTGGAGCGCCTAGGGTTTTGGTTGTGACAAATACGGCTACAGAATCCTCTATCACTATTAATGTTGATACGACAGGATTCCCCGCTTTTGTTTATCCAACTTCCGCGACTGTACAAGGGGGCCCGTCTCCGGCTACGTGTTTCCCTGCTGGGTCGGGAATTGTGCCCTATAATGGTTCGGCAACTATTCCTCAGTCGCCTCCAGGAACTAACTTGTTAGATGCTTTTGACAATCGTAATCAATATGTGATGCAGATTGGGACGAGCGCAGTAGGTATTGCTGGTGCAACTATGCAATGGATGGCCTTTAAATGTGATTATTTTAATGCAATTACAAATGCTTAATTTTAATGGGTGGGGACAAAGTCCCTACCCCAATGTGAGGTGAAAAATGGAAGTTACAGAATATAAAAAACAGGTCAGAAATACGGTCACAAAGGAAAGATCGGATGAGATGATCAAGGCTATGCGCAAACGCGATGAGCAGATGATCAATGGCCTGTTTGAGTTTGTGGATGCGCAAGGGGGATGGATTGAGTTTAGCTATCGATTTTATCCAGGCGAACCACTTAGATCTATTAAAATCGCGCATGGTGAGATCGTGGATATTCCAAGGCATTTAATGATTCATCTGAATAATACCTATAAGAAAATTCGTTATTTGGATGAGAACTTAGACAGCAGAGGTAAGAGGGGAGTGCCAACGAAGTTTAATAAGATATCGAGAGTGCGATTTATTCCTCTTACTGCAATAGACCCTATCTCTATTCCAGGAGTGAAAGTGGCATGAGCATTCATGTGATTCCTGGACAAACGATATTTACTGAAGTGATGGTGCCGAGTTTATTTTATATAAACGCTATTAATTTGGGGCAAATGACGACTGTCCAATTCACAGAAAATCATGACTATTCACTAGGAGAATACATTTCATTTCGAGTGTCGCCGCCGTACGGGACATTCGAATTGAATAATCAGAAGGCAATCGTGCAAAAGTTAACACCTAATACAATAACGGTTGCTATAGACAGCACGAATTACACGCCATTTGTTTATCCGGTTGCTGGCGCGAATACTCCTCCCGTATGCGTGCCAGCGGGATCAGGCATAATTCCAGGAACTGCGACAATGAATTTAGAAGATTGTTTTGACACATTGGATCCACAATGGGTATAGGAATAGGCAATTTAGCAGCTATCATTAACAAGGCAAGACTAATCACTTGCACCAGTAATGATTTTCAGCTTACTGATTCGCAGATAATTGACTATATCAATAGCTTTTATCTATTTGACTTCCCGGCGCAGTTTAGGAGTCTAAAACTCAAGGATATTTATACATTCAATACTGTCCGAGGGGTTGATGTGTATCCTTTCGATAGCGAGCATTTCTCTACTGTTGAAGCTCCGGCTATGTGTATGAAAAGACATATTAAACTATTCCAGGAGCCATGGAGCTTCTATCGGGCAAATTACAATTGGCAGTATTGCAATAACTTTACATTTGGTAATGGTGGCACAGGGCCATATACAGGATTTGCAAGTCCAGCTGGGAATACTAATCCTAATCTTATTATTATTCGAAGTCAGAATAATAATCCGATGGTTCAGTCTCCATTGAATTCCACCCAAGTATTTCCAGCTGGGGTTCCAGTTCCTTTCCCTCAGACGAATATTAGTAGGGTACAAAACATACTCATCACAACGTTTGATATTAATGGCAATACCATCAATGTTACAGATGATGGAGAGGGCAATTTAATAGGACAACAAGTGGCGACTCCTAGCACAATCTCATACACCACAGGAGCGATCACGCTTAATTTTACTGTAGGAATTTTAGCTGGCACACCAATACAGATTCAATACAATCCATCCCAAATGACAATCCCGTTGTCAATACTCTTTTATCAAAATCAATTCACACTAAGACCCGTTCCAATAGGTGGCTTTACTATAGAAATAGTGGCTTATCGGCTGCCTTCACAAGTTCTTTTAGGGACATTGAACGATGATGTTCCCAATTATGCCGGAGTGCCAGAGCAGGCTGAATGGTGGGAAACTCTAGCTTATGGAGCCGCGAAAAAAATATTCGAAGACCGACTTGATAGCGATGGAGTTCAATTTTGCGATAAGGGATTGGCTGAACGATATACTCTTAATTATACACGCACCTATGCGCAAATTGGGACACAAAGAATACAGACAATATTCTCAGATCAGCTTACCCATAACTATGATGGTGGTGGTTGGGGCTGGGGATCTGGTGGTGGATTTTAATGAATGTAAAGCAGCTTTACATAGGAGATTGAAATGGCAAAAGATTGGATTAAGGGTGCCATAAAGCACCCTGGAAGTTTGAGAAAAGAATTGCATACCAAAAAAGGAGAGAAAATTCCTGAAAAAAAGCTGAAAGCGGCGGAGAAAAAAGGGGGAACAATAGGCAAAAGAGCACATTTAGCTGAGACTCTGAAATCGTTTCATAAATAGGATAAAGAATGTCATTTACTCCAAATACTCCCACAACAGGCCAGACCCTCGGACAAACCAAGTTTCTTATTCAGAATAATTTCACAGTCCTAGCGGCTACGATAGCTGTTGATCATTTCGATGTCATGCAATCTACTAAAGGCAAACATAACGTAATCCATTTCCCAACGCCGCTAACAACCTCTCCGGGAACTTTGGCAAATGAAATTGCGGTCTATTCCAAATCCATTAGCGGGGCGCCATTCCTTTTTTTTCAGCCACCAGGACAAGTAGCAACTGGGCCAGACACTCAAATAACTACTGGGTTAGGGCCTGGAGCTTTTACACCTACTTATTCAGGAAGTGGCGCTTCTGGAACGGGGTATCAAACATTCACTTTCGGCAATATTTTTATGATATTTGGAACAGTTTTTGCGGCAAATGCTACGCAAACCGTGACTTTTCCGGCATCTTGGGCGATCCTTTACAATGTTCAACTCACCAGGTTAGCAACTGAAGCAAGTCCACCATCCACTAGATCGTTTCATCAGGCCGTAAGTTCAACCGCAAATAGTATTACTTTTACAAATCTCAATTCTAGCGGCACACCGGCAGCAGGATTTAATGTGTATTATCAATTATTAGCGTTGGGATAGGTTACAATGCAGCCCTACTTTATAGCTCCCTTAGATATGGGTTTTGAGGCCGATAAAAAACCATTTCTAACGCCGGATAATGCCTTTCAAGAGTTATATAATGCAAGATCATATCGAAATAGAGTGGTTAAGAAAGAAGGGAATAAACTACTTGGACAACTCCAAAGAGTCATTGAAAGCCAATCTTTAGGGCTAACGGATGGCGCAGGAAATTTTCTTACTATTCTTCAGGTGCAATTAGGTCTAGAAGCTGGAGCGCAAATAATACCCGGAAGCATTTCAGTCACAATCGGCTCCCCTGTGACGCAAACTTTCACCGAGGTGGTTCCGCATAATGGATTGCTATTAGATAATGGAGTTCCAGCAGCAGCGGGAAGTTTCATAAATTACAATACTACTCAAATTGGATTAGTAACGGGAGATCCTGGTGCGCCTGTCGTTATAACTTTTGCCTATGCGCCTGGGCTTCCGGTAATGGGAATTTTCACGTGGGACATTCCTAACGCGAGTAATAACAATGAAAATACTATCTTTTTTGACACGAAATATGCCTATTTGTTTGTTGGGATGGCTTTCCAGCAATTAGCGTCAACATTAGCTGTAACCTGGACGGGCGGAAATGCTGACTTCTTTTGGGCGACCAACTATCGAGGTATAACGGATGACATTCAGCTTTTCTACGCCACGAATTTCAATAATGGAAATAATGTTCCTCCTACATATGATCCCATTTACTATTATCAAAGTACAGGGTGGGTTGTTTTCCAACCGGTCGTTTCTAATTCACCAGTGGTCGCTCCAATTTCGTTTTCAATTTTTCAAGCGAGATTGATTATTGCCTATTATGGCAGACTCTTACTGCTAAATACATGGGAAGGACCTACAGCAAGTGGTGCAGCGTTAGCAAAAAACTTTTTCAATCGTTGCAGATTTTCGCAAATAGGAGATCCCACAGATCAAACAAATGGATGGCGATCTGATGTGTTTGGCAGAGGAGGGTTTATTGATGCGCCGACTAATGAAACAATTATTAGTTGCGAATTCAATAAAAATACTCTCATCGTCTATTTTGAACGTTCCACATGGCAATTAAGATATGTAGGTGAATATGGGGTTCCATTCCTATGGGAGCGAATTACTTCGGATTTTGGATGCGAGTCAACCAATTCTCCTGTTATTTTCGATCCTGTTGTATTTGCGGTGGGAGATAAGGGGATAACGCAAGCTAATAGTGTGGCTGTTTCTAGAATAGATGAACTCATTCCCGACACTGTCTTTGGGTTCAAAAATGCAAATAATGGTGTAAAGCGCGTTTGTGGTGTGCGCGATTTTCAAAAAGAATTGGTTTATTGGTGTTACAATGATTCCACTGAAGACCCTAATAATATTTTCCCTAATCGTGTTTTGGTCTATAATTATCGCAATGCTGCGTGGGCTACTTATCGTGACAATGTGACATTTTTCGGAATTTATCAGTCGCCAAATGCAATTACGTGGGATAGTTTAACTGTAACGTGGGATGATCCTGTTTCATGGGATGACCCGGCAAGTCAAAGTCTTTTCCCTATTCCTGTATCTGGGAATCAGCAAGGTTATATTCACTATTTTTGTTACATTGATCGGGTGATGAATGACCCTCAGTTAAATATTACAGCTGTTATCATACCGGTAGATATCTTGACAGCTGTACAATTAACCATTGTTAATCACAACCTTGAGATAGGAGACATTATCCTTTTGAATGGTCTTATCTTTCAGGATGGGGCCGGAAATCCCGTTGTAACCAATTTAAATGGTCAGCTTTTTGAAGTCGGGTTGATTATTGATGTTAATAATATCCTTATCTATCAATGGAATGGTACAACCTATATCACCGATTATGTGAGAACCCCGACGAGCACAGCGATATATTTTGGATTGGGTACAGTGGCATTAATGCCACAACTATATGTACAGACTAAAGACTTTAATCCCTTCATAACAGAAGGTATTCAGTTCAAGATCATCTATATTGACTTTCTTACAGGCGTGCCAGAGTCTGGTAGTTCTGATATGGTCGCCATGACGGTGCAGTTATTTGGTAATACTTCATTTTCACAGCAAGGGAATTTGCTTATAGGAAATAAAGAAGTTGAAACTACTTTGCCAGTTCCATTTTTGCCGGCTTCAGATATTGCGTGGCATAGGTTCTATGCTGGTTATTCGGCTAATTTTATCAATATCGTGATGACTTATGACGATAATTTAATGAATAATATAGTCACCCACCAAAATACGTGGAGTTTAAACGCCATGCGAATATGGCTTAGGAAGGGCGGTAAAAATGTCTTTTAGCAGTGATCCAGCCTTACAGGCAAACCAACTGCCAATCTCTTTAGAGATTCCACAAGTGGATTCACAGGTGTTCCAGGAGATTATTTCTCTTTTAATGAAGAGAATGATTAATGCTGTGAATACGAAGGAAGGGGCTTTATATTTCTTACAAGAAGTGGCTAATTTTCAGCAGTATTTTAGGTATCACACAGGAACAACTACGCCCGATCCGCAAAGGTTCAGGAATGGTTATAGAATGACCTATGATTTGGTCGTTTTGAATGCGGGGCCAATACCACCTGGTGCGACTACATTTGCAGCGTCGCCACTGATCAATGGGATTTTGATTCCCGTTCATGGCTTTGGAGCTGCCACAATTGCAGGGCCGATTTATGTCTTTACCGGAATGGATTTTAATGTAAGCTTCAATAACACAGTGCCAACTGCGCAGACGATCACGGTTACAAATAATACGGGATCGAATTTAACTCAGGCCTATTGGACAATAGAATATTTGAAAAGTTAGAGGTGATTTATGGTATTTGGAATAGATGACGCCTTATTAGCTGCCTTAATTACCGCTACTGGAGCGATTGGCGGGGGCTTGCTAAGCAATAGCGGTAAAAAGGATAAAAATAAACAAGTTTCAACTCAAACCAAACAACAGCAGCAATTTCAAAACAACCTGATTCAGCAAGCAATGGGAATGGCTGGCCCTGGGGGCGGGTATCAAAATGCTATGGGGATGTTGCAGCAATATTTGAACCCGCAATCTAGCGCATATAATGATTTTGAAGCTCCGTATCGTAATCAATTCGAGGAGCATGATTTGCCGCAACTTGCTGAGCGATTTGCTGGAGCTGGGGCACTTAGGTCGTCTGGATTTGGACAAGCAATCGGAGGCGCACAAGCGGGATTGAATGCAAATTTAGCGGGGCTAAAGGAAGGAGTGCGCAGAAACTCAATACAAGACATTCTCGGGCAATATAATCAATTAGCAAGCACAGGACTTGGCAACCCTCAATTTTCGAATGTATATAAAGAAAGAGGTGCCGGATTATGGGGAGGGGTGGCGAATGCTATACCTCAATCTGCTGGTTACTTCGCCGATTATTTAAGAAATAGGCAAAATGAAACCCCTTCCCCAAATACCCCATTAAGACGTAATTCAATGGGTCAACAATACTAAAGAGGGAGTATGACGCAGTTTATCAAACTTGGGCCGTCAAGACGCGATTTAATGAAAGAGCGGATAGGGGAGTCGATCGGACAATCCTTAAGCAACTTTAGTGCTAATTATTTTGCTAATAAGGCACTCGAAGACACTATCAGCAATCCTTCCTTTAAGAAAGCATCACAAGCTGATAAGTCACAGTCTCTAGTTAAGGCGCTTCAACCTTACGGCGAAGTGGGCCAAGGATTACTT